AATTAGATACAATGCACCAGAAGTCGAACAATTCAACGAAGTTGGTCCTGATACTAATTCAACAATAGATTTGATGTTTCAGAGAAACAATTTAGCTAGTGGTAGTTTGAATTTTTATCCTGAAGCTGGTGATGTATGTGATTGGAATGATTGGTATTGGGAAATAAATGGAGTGACAGAACCACAATTGTTCGGTGGTCATCCTAGTTTTAATCATGCTATTAAAGCAACAGCACATCGTAGTAGATTATCAAATTTACAGATTGAAGAGAGGCCAAGATAATGAGTTTAGATTTACTAAGAGAGAAATTCGGATATTCTGGAGTTACAAAAAAAGCCGATAACAAAGAAATAATCTATGAAAAATTAAATGCTCAGTTTAATAATAGGGGAGATTTTAAATCTGTAAAAGACCAACATCAAGAGGAGTTAGAGGAAAAAGATAAAATTATTGAAAATTTAGAAACAGAGACTTCTGAATTAGCTAATGAGGTGGTAATTTTAAAAAAAGAGAAAGCTGTTCTTTTAGATGACTTAAATAAATCTAAATGGATGGAAGATAAAGTTCATTCAACGGCAAAAAAATTGTATGAAGATAAAATTAAAAAAATGGAATTTGTAGATAGTACAGAGTTAATTCCTTTATTAATATCTGTTTCGAGAAAAAAACAAGGTAATACAAAATTAAATTGGGGTAATTGGTTAAAAATATCAGAAAATAAATATTTGTTTCAAATAAATGAAAGTTTAGCCAAAAGAGTATTTGAAGATACTATTACTTTGATAGATAGAAATGTATCTTATATAAATGAAAAAAGAAGAACATATGGAGGAGATGTTGCTAAAAATTATTTCTTATCATTTACTGGTGATACAAATCATCCTAACCCACGAGCGGATTTGGTAAGAACTGATTTTACTCCTAATGATCCTACAAATAAAGGCTTTGAGGAAGGCTCTGGTAGAATATCACTTGCAAAATCAGGATTTACTGTAGCTTATTGGTATAGACCAGATGAAACAGCAAATGATGCATTTGCTATGGGATGGAAAAGAGAAAATACAGCGAGATTTTCTTTTGGTATGAGAAATGCAGCAAGGCCATATTTTAGTATAGGTAGCAATACATTTGGAACTTATGGTAGTCATAACGCCTGGTATAATATGTTTAACAATTCAGGCAATACAGATTTTACTGATAAATATATAGATGAAAATGATAATTTGATAGCTGATGGAAGTAATTGGTATCATATTGTAATAACATATGTAGGTCAAGAACCTGGTGGAGTTGCAAATAATGAAACAGACCAGTATCGTAGAATATATTTTAATGGCAAACAAATATATGGACAAAATTCTGAAGCAATAGGTACTGATTATAATGACTGGCACAATGTTGACCGTACTGGTCTTATTAGTTGGCCAGAAGGTAATCAGGATGCACGGATGAGTCGTGGTTTTGCCTTTGGTATGCGTACAGTAAAAGGTACTGGAACTACTGTTGCTAGTGACGGTGAAAGTGTCATTAAATCCAAATATAACAACGGACACGCTTGTGGACTTGATGATGTAGCTATTTATAATGAACTTAAAGATAACGATTGGGTTTCAGGTGTATATAGTGGTGGAACTGATTATAATCATAAAGATTCAGGTGGAGATGGTCTTGTAGCATATTGGAGATTTAATGAAGGTAGTGGAGCTACTGTTAAAGATTTAGGTCCATATGGTTATCACGGAACATTAACTAATGCTGCAGTCGGAGAAGGTGATGATATAACCGTACAGACTGCTATAGGAAATATAGCTGAAGGAACACCAACTTGGGAAGAAATAGAGGAATATAGATGAAATTAAAAGAAATATTTTCAGAACTTGTTGAAGATAACACTTGTATTCATTGTGGAAACATAGTAGATGAAAATCTAAAAAAATGGTTTTCAGATAGATGGGTTAATATTGGTAAAAAGAAAAAAGGTGGTGGTCATCCACCATGTGGTACAAGTGGAAAAACAAGAGGATATGCAAAATGTGTACCGGCAAGTAAAGCTGCTAGTATGACGAAGAAACAAAAAGCAAGTGCTACTCGTAGAAAACGAGCTGCTCAAAATAAAGCTGGTAGAGGTGGAACTTCTTCAATTCGTGGTGGTGGTAAAAAACCAATAAATGTGAAAACTAAACCTAAAAAATGATTAAGTTAAAAAATTTATTATTTGAAGGGGTGTTTAAAAACAAAGATGCGGATAAGTATCTTGATGAATTAATGGATATGTTGGGTGAACCAACATATGAAAGTGATAAAGAATGTGGTTGGTATGATGTGACTTTACCTGAAACTTATGGTAAGTATACTATGTTAGTTAGAAAGGTTGATAAAGTTTACATAGTAGATGAGTCTGTACCACACTCATTTCCAAAAGACCATAGAGATTTTGTATACACTACATATAGTGTACCAGAGTGGAAACCTAAAGATGGTAAACACACAATAGATACAGATTTATTTAAACAATTTGCTGGAGTAACTGGTTCAATAATTATAGATGGGTTGAAAGGAACTGTTACTGCCAGATGTGGAGATTTAGTGGCTAATGACATTACAATTAATTTTGTATTGGATGTAGTTGCTGGTAAAGTAAAACCCAATAAAGAAGAATACGCTAAGCGTATTTTAGGAGATAAATAAAATGGATACATATAATAAATCAGTACAACATAACTGATTTCACCACGCAACTTGGGGGGACTCCAAGTATAAAAACGAAGGTGTTGGTGAAGTATTGTGGCACTCTTTAACTGAAGATGGTAAAGTAGAAGTTGTTAATATCAAATTTGGTAATAAAGTGTATGAAGGTGTTAGTGTTAAACATTTAAAACCAACTAAAATGCAAGAACATAAACATACTAGACAAGATGATGATGATGAAATGGAGTTGGATAAAAAGAAAAAAGTTAAAGAAGTGGTAATTAACGGAAAAAGATATCGTTCTATATAGGAGATTACAATGAAGTTAGAAGAGTTAGTTGGCAAATCAATTACAGAAGAACAATTTGATGAAGCCGCTGGAAAGAAAGATGCCTGTTATCATAAGGTAAAAGCTCGTTATGATGTATGGCCATCAGCATATGCAAGTGGAGCACTCGTTAAGTGTCGTAAGGTCGGTGCAAAGAATTGGGGAAACAAATCTAAAAAAGAAGGTGTAAATGAAAACCAATGTTTATGTGAAAAGTGTTGGAAAGGCTATGAAAAGAAAGGCACTAAAAAGATGTTTGGTAAAACATACCCCAATTGTGTAAAGAAAGAAGGTATTAAAACAGAATGTTGGATTGGGGAAAGTACCACAGACACACATAAAGTAGTTGATATTTATTGGGAAAATAACATAGGTGAAAGTTGTGGATATACGATTGAAGTTGAGAAACAAGATGATTTAAATGAAGCGGAATATCAAGGTCGTAAAGTAAAACTTGGTAAAATAATGCAAGGTGATACGAAGAAATTTAAAGTCTATGTAAAAAATCCAAAAGGTAATGTAGTTAAAGTTAATTTTGGACACAAAGGTAAGGGTGGGGAAAAAACAATGAGAATTAGAAAATCAAATCCCGAAGCCCGTAAATCATTCAGAGCTAGACATAATTGTGATAATCCAGGACCAAGACATAAGGCTCGTTATTGGTCATGTAGGAAGTGGTAAATATGGCAGTTCAATTGTTAGATAAAACTCTTGTGATGAAACAAAAGAGGTCAACTTTAGTTCAGACAGTTGAAAGTGATGATAGTGTAAAATCTACGACTTATAATATTTATGGTGAACAAAGAGAAGATAGATTTGACGAGATAATTGATTTACTTAAAAGTGGTAATGTTCAAGGAGAAAAAGAGAATATTACTTTAGGTGCTGTTGATGTTCCTATTGAAAAACAAATTGCAATTGATAAGGCTTCAACAAAAGGATTGAAGTCTGAAGAATATAAAAACACTTCAGAAAATAAATTAGACAAACTAAGGAAATTACGCCGTGGCAATTAAACCTGTAACAAATACAAATGTAACAAACGAATCGACAATTAATCGTGCCGAACAAACAAGCATTCGTTCAGAAAAGGGTAATGCAAAAGTTGTCATTAAAAAATCTGGTGGTAGAAATGTAGGTAAAGGTTATGCCATAGGATTGAAAGATATTGATACGGCTATATTGGGACATATTAAAAATATAATGAAACCAGTAGTAAAAGAGTCTAATGAGATTATTAAAGTACCTGTATTATGGGGAAATGAAGAAAGGTGGAAAACTATAAGAAGTCGTGGTGTATTGAGAGATTCAAATCAAACACTTATTTTACCCATTATGGTGGTTAAAAGAACATCGTTGTCTATGGATCCTACTAAACCAGTATCGTTTGATAATGATGTTAAAGGTAAATTTATAAAAGTTGTTAGGTCAAATCGTTATAGTAAAAATAATCGCTATGATAGATTTTCAGTATTAACTGGTCAACAACCAGTACAAGAATTTATTATAACAGGTCAACCAGATTTTGTGGAAATAAATTATAGTATTGTGATGATGACGGCTTATATGGAACAAATGAATCAGTTGAGTGAGTTATGGGTAGAACACTTAGAAACTTACTTTGGTGATCCGACAAGTTATAGGTTTTTATCAAGTTTACCAGGATCTATTGATAATGAAGTTGAAATGGAATCACAAGGTGAGAGATTAATAAAGAATACATTTGACATGACAATAAAAGCTTATATGATTCCTGAATTTACCGATAAGGTATTTGGAAAAACTGGTGAAATGGTTCGTTCTTATAGTAATAAAAAAGTATCGTTTTCAGAATCAATTATATAATTATATATGAAATGGTTTTATTAATCTAACACAATAGGGGTTTTACATGGCTAAAGAAGTAAAATTTACAGAGAAAGAGTTACAATCACTTGCTGATTTACAAACAAAGTACAGTCAAGTTACTAATAGATTTGGTCAATTAACAATTGCAAAAATAAATCTTGAAAAACAATCTGAAGCTTTGGAAGAAGAAGAATATAAGGTAAATGATGAACTTGAAAGTACTCGTAAAGAAGAACAAGAACTTCTGCAAAAAATTACTGATAAATATGGTCCAGGTTCATTAGATCCACAGACTGGAGTATTCACACCATCTGTAGATGTAGGAACATCAGACGCCGAGGGATAAAGTTATATATTAAAGTTCTCTTTTAAAAATTGTATAATATTTATATATGAATAATTATATTTAATATCATACCTTTTGGAGACTTTCAATGGCTGAAAAAATTCTTAGTCCAGGTGTATTTACCAACGAAATAGATCAATCTTTTTTACCAGCAACAGCGGGTCCCATTGGGGCGGCTATTGTAGGACCAACTGTTAAAGGTCCAGTTTTAATCCCAACTGTAGTTAGTTCTTATAGTGAATATGTACAGATATTCGGTGAGACAATAGAAAGTGGTTCGGATAAATATCAATATTTAACATCTCATACGGCGAAAGAATATTTACGCCAAGGTGGTCCTGCTACTATCGTAAGAGTGGCACAAGCAAATCAAACTAAAGCTACTAGTGAAGTTGGTTCTACCGATTCTGCTGGAGCTACTTTTGCTAGTGCTTCCATAATTATTGATAGTACTCCTTCTGGATCTTTACATAAGTTAACAATTGGTAATGTTGATTTTATACCAGTTGTATCTTCTTCTTTATTTGACGATAGCGCTGACCAAAAATATGTAACAATAGGATCAGGTTCTGATGGTAAGGCCTTTGGTAAGAATTTATCTCTTGCTATAGGTAGTACATTTACAGGAACATTATCATCATCATTTGCACCTGGTGCGGCTAATGGTACATTAATAATATCTGGTACTTCAGCTGGTACTGATGCTAACTTAACAGTAACTACAACATCTTTAGATCCAAGACAAGATGATGTATTTAGAAGTTCACTAACTGCTGGTACTAGTAGATACAATATACAAGGTGGTACTAATACAACTACAACCAGTACTTTATTTACCATAGAGGCATTAGGTAATGGACCTGAATTCAATAACACGAGTTCATTAGGTACTGATATGATATTGACTCCATTGACAAGTTCGGCTACTAATGACCAATTCAATAATGGTAGTTTTGGTGGTAGACCAAGTAACTTCAGATGGGAAGTTTCACAAAGAAATTTGAAAAAAGGTACTTTTACTTTGTTAATTAGACAAGGTAATGATACAGTTAAAAAGAAACAAGTAATTGAAACTCACGAAAATCTATCTTTCGATCCAGAAAGTACAAATTATATTTTAAAGAGACTAGGTGATACAAATACAACTGTTGCCGTAGAAAATAGTGAGGCATATGTAAAAGAAACTGGTACTTATCCTAATAGGTCAAAATTTGTTAGAATAAGTTCATTTCCTGATACGACTAAAACACCAAATTATTTAGATGAAAATGGTAATGTAACAACTCCGAAATATACAAATTCGGCATCATTCTTCCCAAGTTTAGGTAGTGGAAGTTATGGTGGTTCATTTTCTGGTGGAGTTTTTGGAAGTGAAGTAGACCATCCATTTAATTTTTATTTAGACGATGAATCTGATTTAGGTAATAGTCAAGGAGTTGATGTTAATTCAGTAGCATCAGGTAAGTCTGCTTATCCAGTACAATCAGCTGCGGTTGGTGGTGGATATAGAACTGCTTTGAATGTTCTGAATAATAAAGATGAATATGATTTCAATCTATTGTTTATACCAGGAATTATAGACCAAGCTGGTGCTGGACATAATGCTATTGTACAAGATGCTATTGAATTATGTCAAGACCGTGGTGATTGTTTTGTGGTAATTGATAATGGTAAAAAGACTGAAACTGTAGCCAATGTAAAGGCAAATACAGAAGCTCGTAATACAAGTTATGCGGCTGCATATTATCCTTGGGTACAAATTCAAGATACTAGTCTTGGAACAATTAGATTTGTACCACCATCAGTAGTGATTGCTGGTGTTTATCACTTTAACGATACTATTGGACAACCTTGGTTTGCTCCTGCTGGATTGAACAGAGGTGGAATAGATAGTGCCGTTCAAGCATATAGAAAATTAAGTCAGACTCAAAGAGATGAGCTATATGATTCAAATGTTAATCCGATTGCTACATTTCCAGGACAAGGTGTAACAGTATTTGGTCAAAAGACAATGCAAAAGAAAGCAAGTGCTTTAGACCGAGTAAATGTAAGACGACTATTGATTAACTTAAAGAAATTTGTTGCTCAATCTTCAAGGAACTTGGTGTTTGAACAAAATACAACTGATTTAAGAAATCAATTCTTGAATGTTGTTAATCCTTATTTAGAACAAGTACAGGCAAATAGTGGACTAAACGCTTTCAGAGTAGTAATGGACGATACTAATAACACACCTGAAACAATTGATAGAAATCAATTGATTGGTCAGATATTTGTACAACCAGCAAGAACTGCAGAATTTATTGTATTGGACTTTGTTGTCCAACCAACTGGTGCTGCTTTTCCTGAATAATTTTTGATAAAGTGATATTTATTACTATAGGAGATAGATAATGGCAGAATTATTAGAAGCGAATAAGATATTTTACACACCATATGAACCGAAACTAAAGAATCGTTTCATCATGGAAATTGCAGGTATCCCAGCTTTTACAATCAAAACAGCACAAAGACCACAGATTACTTTTGACGAAGTAACTTTGGAACACATGAATATTACCAAATATGTCAAAGGTAAAGGTCGTTGGCAAACATTACAGATTACTCTGTATGACCCGATTGTCCCTTCTGCCGCTTCTGCTGTAATAGAATGGATAAGACTTCATCATGAATCAGCTACTGGTCGTGATGGATATCAAGATTTTTATAAGAAAAATGTTAATTTTCAAGTATTAGGACCTGTTGGTGACATTGTTGAAAAATGGACACTATATGGAACTTATATTCAAGACGCTACATTTGGTGATTTAGACTTTAGTGCATCTGAACCTGTTGAAATCACACTTACATTGAGGTACGATTACGCTATACTTGAATTCTAATAGTTATTAGTTACTAAGGAGTTATAATGTCAGAACACAAATTTCCTACGGAAGTTATAGACC